CGATCCAACAATCCAGAGTATATTGAACGTGCCCGCCGTATGGAGGCAGAAGGCAAGCTCAAAATTTATGATAACATAAGCAAGAATGAATACTATGCTCATCTCAATAACACTCGTGTGCTGTTTAATTGTGCTTTACAAGACTGGGTCTCTAACACAGTTTCCGAGGCTGACACTCTTGGCTGCAATGTTCTTTATCCTGCCTATCGCAGTTTCCCCGAAACTTTTGCAAATGATCCAAACCGCCTTTATGTCCCTTGGAGCATAGATGATGCCTATCACAAACTGCAAAACCTCCTGCGTGAACCACACCACAACATGGGACTTATTAGCGATTGGAACAATGCCACTGTTGACCGCATTGTGGATATTATTACTGGCATGGGCGAGCAATGGAACCGAGCGGGTAATAGATATCGTGACCACGCTGCTCACGAAAAATATCAAGTTGTAAAGATTGAAAAATGAAAACACTGGATGAAGTCTACCAACTGGTAGAAACTTTAAATGAGGAAGCACATTCCGATGCTTGGGACAGTTGGATTGCTGCCGACGAAATGGAAGAGTCTGATGAAGAAGACAGCGATGTCACAGCAGAACAATTGCGTGAAGAAGCCAGTGACGAACAGGCTGGTTATTTCAGACAGGGCTTTTGGGCATTGAGTGAAGAATACCAAGAAGCCATTGAGTATTGGTTAAAACAAGATCAATCGTTTAGAGATCAATTTCGCGATTGGTTCGGCCACGATGCATTTGATGATGAATTTGGTGTAGAAGAATGATTGTGATTGTTACCGGCTCAGCCGGATACATTGGCGGACAAACTGTGCTGACATTGAAAGATGCCGGCCATGAAGTGTATGGCATTGACCGCAGACAGCCGCCTAAACATTTAGACGGCATTTGTAATGGATGGCTCACACAAGACTTTGCATCCGATATTGCATTGAGTTGGACTATTGCAAAACTACCTGATGCTATCATTCACTGTGCTGGCACCAGTCTTGTGGGTCCAAGTGTAAAGAACCCTAGCGAATACTATAACAACAATGTGGCCAAGACGCTGAAACTGTTGGACATTGTCAAGAACAGCATGCCTCGTTGCAGATTTGTTTTTAGTTCTAGTGCTGCCACATATGGTGAACCTATCATGAATCCCATTCATGAAGTGGATCCAAAAGAACCAGTCAGTCCATACGGCGAGAGCAAGTTGATGATTGACATGATGCTGGAAAGTTATCATCGGGCATATGGACTTGATTATGTGAGTTTTCGCTACTTCAATGCTTGCGGCGCTGACCCCAAGGGCAGGCACGGACAAGAGCCTGGTGCCACACATCTAATTGCCAAGTTATTAGAGGCCACGAGAGATGATGAGCAGTTTAGAATATATGGTGACGACTATCCCACACAAGACGGAACTTGCGTTCGTGATTATGTGCATGTGGCTGATATTGCAAGGGCTCACGCCTTGGCCTTGTATCATAAAATTCCTTCGGGCATCTATAACCTTGGATCAAATCAAGGATTCAGTGTCAAGCAGGTAATGGAGCGGGCAAGAACTATCATCGGCAAGATGCCTTATATTGGTGTGGAGACTCGCCGTGCTGGCGATCCGCCAGAACTCACTGCAAGTTCTGACAAGTTCAATAAAGTTGCTGGTGCATGGCGTCAATACAGCCTAGAAGATATGATACGCCATGCATGGAATTGGTATGTTTGACAAGATAAAAAAGTTTGAAGAAGAACTGGCAGAGTTCACAGGAGCACCTTATGCAATCATGACTGATTGCTGTACACATGCAATAGAGTTGTGCTTGCGATATGATCAAGTACAAGAAGTTATTATGACTCCGTTTACCTATCTAAGTATTCCCATGCTCATGCACAAACTGGGTATCAAGTACAGTTATGAAAATCATTCACCTAAACAATGGGTAGGCGAATACCCATTCGGCCTGACTAGAATCTGGGATAGTGCAAGACGTTTGGAAAAGGATATGTACCGGGCAGGAACCATGCAATGTTTGAGTTTTGGTTACAGCAAGCCATTGGCTATTGGTCACGGTGGCGCTATTTTATTGGATGACAAAAAGGCATATGAAACAATATTGCGTCAACGATACGATGGCAGAGACTTAACTGTTGCACCGTGGCAAAATCAAAAAACTTTTAATGTTGGCTATCATTACCGCCCCAGCATAGAAGATGCAGTGCAAGGTATCGCACTACTGCAAGGTGTCAAGGAACTGAATCCCAAACCTGTGCATGTGCAATATCCGGATTTACGCGAAATAAAAATCGTAGATTGACACCGCTAAATATCATATGCTCAAAACTATCCACCTTGATTATGATTTTTCAGTGTTTTTAAATGCTGACTACAGCGTTCATGAAGGAAGTTGTATCAAACATCAAGTGTATGAACTCAATGACATTCATGATAAATTTGGTGGTTTCCCTAAAAGTTATTGCTTTGAAAATACCATTATCCAACAATTGTGGTGGACCTCTGAACAAATTGACTATGAGGAACTTGGCAACAAACTAGGCATTGATGTGATTACTGTAAGCACTATTTTACAGCCACCAGGATGTACAGTACCATATCATAGAGATACATTTTATCAAATCAATCAGCGATATCCTGATCGCACCGAAACCAAAGTAAGAGCAAATATATATTTAGAAGATTACAAGTTAGGTCACATGATTCAATATGTGGACCAGGATGAGAAAATTCACACCAGTGTGGATTGGACAGCAGGTGATGGATTTATATGGAACAGTGACATTCTGCACTTGTCAACCAATGCAGGACTGCAAGACAAATACACTCTGCAGGTATCGGGTTTTCTCAAACAGTCTTGACACCACAATCTAAATAGCATACAATTATCAAATAGACATCCACGTCTATACGGAGAATAACAATTGGAAAAACACTTATCACAAGTCCTTCGTCAGCAGATGAGGGCAGAAGGTAAAAGATTCTGGGCAGGCGACAACATCAGTGAATATGTTGATGAAGAAACCAAAGAGAATTTGATCGACGAAGCCACCGTAGCATTTGAACAAGTGCTTGATGTGTTACTAATAGACAGAGAAAATGACCCCAACTCCCAAGGCACAGCAAGGCGTCTTGCAAAAATGTACTTCAATGAAATCATGGCTGGCCGGTATGAGGAGAGTCCTAATGCAACGGCGTTTCCAAATGATACGGACGGAAAGTACGAGGGCATGTTGGTTGTGCGTTCGGAGCTTAAAAGCATGTGCTCACATCATCACCAGCCTGTGTCGGGTGTGGCTTATATTGGAATCATTGCTGGTCCCAAACTTATTGGTCTATCGAAATACACACGTATCGCCCAGTGGTGTGCTAGACGGGGCACTCTCCAAGAAGAACTATGTATGGATATTGCAAGAGAAATTGAAACGGCGACTGGCTCCCGAGACGTTGGCGTTTATATTCAAGCTACCCACGGATGTTGTGAGAATCGCGGTATTATGGCCCATAGTAGTCTCACCCAGACCACAGTACTACACGGTGCATTCAAGACTGACCCGGGCGTGAAGAAGGAATTCTTTGACAACATCAAACTGCAACAGGACTTTGCGCCGCGATGATATACAACATCTATGGTGGCAGTGCAGCCAAACCCTACCTATCGCAATGGTTTTATCAAGACATAGTAATTGTGTCAGACTTAGATATATGGCACTGTGACTTTGATGAAAAAAATGCCAAATACAACAGCAAAAAAATAATCACACTGTTAGAAAAACATCCTTGTAAAAATGTAGTGGTTGATGTTTCGCAAAATGCTTTTCCTCCAAAGTTAATACCCAACGAGTTAATTGGCCTAACTACCTTGACTTCAATGTATACTGAGTGGTATAACCAATCAGCACCTGACATGCATTGGTTTCCAATATGGATGTATATGTACAGTAATAGAAATAATTTTAGTCACATGTACAGAGATAGGTTTGATGCTCTTGGAACAAAAACTCATGGAGTAATGTGTTTGAATAGAGGTGGGCGCACACACAGAGTTAAGTTCTATCACTTAATGAAAGACTATGCCAATCTCATGTGCCTTACGGTTCCTATCATAGACGAGTTGCCTTGGCAAACTGGGCGTTTACCCGGTGATGGATTTGATCCAGATGGCGTCACTCCTATCAATGATGTGGGGGTAGAACATCCAGTATATGATCAATATGCTGTGAATGTGGTTACAGAAACACAAACAGAATTTCCATCGCTTACAGAAAAATGCTGTAAACCTTTTATAGCAAGGCAAATACCAATTTTAGTAGGTAATGTTGGAATCAACCAATTTCATGTTGACATTGGGTTTGACATGTTTGAAGATATTGTGCCATGGCGAACGTGGGACCAAGAAAGCAATGAAGATACTAGACTGGAGCAAATTGCCAGTTTTGTAAAGCGTTGGATCGATTCCGGCACTATACTTGATGATTACAGGCAAGTGCAAGACAGAGTAGAACGTAACAAACAGTATTTTCACAGTGATCAGTTTAGAGATCGTATTATGATACGCATGCCCAAAATTGATCCATATCAATTCACAGCACCTCGTACACAGAGTCCACCTAGCCCCGGGGTTGGAGTTGCATGAACTTTTACAAGGCAAAATCTCAATGACTATTATTACCAATCGCACTGGTGACATTCAGTTGCCAGTTGAAGAAGGTTTGTTGGAATGGCTGCAGACCAACTATCCATACTCTCAATATCACTTGGCGGAGATCTAAATGGCTCCACGAAAACCAAAAAAATCAGAAATAGACATGGAACAGGCTCTTGAAGAGCTCAAACAGGAATTCGAAGCATTAACCACACAGGAGAATCTAATGGCAAAATCAAAAGCAAAAGTCGCAGGGTCAGTTAACAAACTCAGCGACAAATTGACCAAGGTCAATGAAAACTTTACTATCAACATGTATGACAATGGCTACATGATTGAAGTGGGCGGCAGGGACGACGAAGACAATTGGAAGACTGCCAAAATCATGGTAGGCACTGTAGAAGAACTCTTAGTGCTGGTACGTGAAGCAACTGAAATAGAAAGAGCAGACTAATGGCTAAGAAAATTACTCCTTACGAACAAGCGCCTTATCAACAAGGCTATGAGCAGGCCAAGGCCGGCGAAAAGTGCAACAATCCGTATTTGAAACTGGAAGATGCCGAAGCTGATGCTGACGACTTCCAGCGAGGGTACGACAACGCAACTGAAGAAAAGGAATAATCATGGCTACTTGGGTTCTAACCACTAAGACCAAAAAGAACGCTGTTGAACGCCAGTTTTGGTACAAAGACGGTCGTGTAATCATTCGTGAAGAAGGCTATCGTTGGGGCAAATTCTATTGTGAAAGCGATGAACGCCCTGATGTAGATCTTGCCAACCCCGATGGTTACGAACTTGGCAACAGTGAATATGATTGGGAACTTGACCACCTCGACGATGGTTGCTGGGCAGACTGGAAATTTCCGGATGACATGACTGAAGAAGAACAAGAAGAAATTCAAGAGGCTTGGGAAGAAGATTTTTACGAAGGCATGGAGGCCCTAGGCTGGTCAAACGACGATACTGAATATTGGTTTTACGGTGAACTGGAATTGGAACAAGAATGACCGATTTAGAAATTGCTTATCAGCAAGACATTGCACCGTGGGACGATCGGGTAGAAGAACTTTCAGACTACCACGTGGCGGTGTTCCGTGATCGTTATCCTGTTACACCTGGTCACTTGTTGTTTGTGCCACATTACAACAGTGATAATGTAACCATGGATTGTGTCGAGGCAGCCTTATTACATGGGCGACGCATGGTAGAACGAGGCGACTGCGATGCATTTAACATCGGTATAAACATGGGTCGCGAAGCAGGTCAAACTGTGATGTATCCGCATGTGCATTTGATTCCACGACGTGCTGGCGATTGTGCTGACCCTGTTGGCGGAGTGCGTGGCGTAATAGCCGGACAAGCCAACTACAAAACAGCAGGCTACCAAAAACCTGCATAAGTATTCCTTTCAGCGGCCTGTCCGGCATCATCCCGCTATACAAACTCTGCTGCCTATGCTATAATAACATAGGAGGACAATATGGCAAATCAACCCCGACAATACAAGTACACCAGTACCAAAGAGTATCACGATAGTTTCCCCTGCGCATACCGCCAATGGCGTGCTGACAGCCACTGCAATCTGATTCACGGTTACTCATTTTCAATGAAGTTTTACTTTGGCACAGATGATCTGGACGTGCGAAACTGGGCCGCAGATTATGGCGGGCTCAAAGAACTCAAACGCACCCTCGAAGATCAATTTGATCACACCTTGTTGGTAGCACAAGATGATCCTGAACTTGAAACGTTCAAGTTACTGCAAGAAAAGAATATGGCCAAACTCACTATCCTGCCACGACTGGGCTGTGAAGGTCTGGCAGACATGCTGTACAAGTATGTGAACGGTGTTTACATTCCGGATCTATGGGGCCCGGGTGAAGCAGAGCGTCTCTGGTGCTATCGTGTGGAAGTGCGCGAAACACAGAGCAACATGGCTTTTAGAGAAGGCCATCGCGAGTGGATGGAAGATCTGTTCGTTTAATATAAAAAGGAAAAATCATGTTAGATCGAATCTTAAATGGTGTTGACCGTGCATTGGCCTACAAGCTCATGCTGGCACATGTCATTATCATTGCCATCAGCAATTATCTTGTTCAGTTTAAATTTGAAATTTTTGGTGCGCCATTGGCAGTTGCCGCGTTTACATTCCCATTAGTGGTTGTGTTGACCGACTTGACTGTGAGACTGTTGGGCAAGCAAACTGGCCGAGCAGTGATTGCGTTGGCATTCATTCCTGCTATTCTAGTTAGCATGGCAGTGGTCAAACTGGGCGGTGCTCCTGATTCAGTGGCATTCCGTATTGGTCTTGGCAGTGGCTGTGCTTACTTTATCAGCAACTTGCTGGATGTGTATGTGTTTCAATACATTCGTGAGAAGTATGCCACCTGGTGGATTGCTCCTGCACTGAGTTCGATTGTGAGCACATTCTTTGATACCTATGTGTTCTTCTTCACTGCATTTGCTGGTGGCGCCAATGAGTTCATGGCGGCCAACTGGCACATTGTGGCTACCAATCAAAGCATTACCAAACTGATTGTGAGTCTTGTGGTTATCCTGCCTGCATATGGTTTGTTATTGAATCAGTTGCAGAAAAAACTAGCACACGAAGAGGCTTAAATGACACCAGAGTTTAATATAGCAATACTACTGCCCACACGCGGTCGAGCAGAAATGCTGGAACGCAGTGTACAGAGCTTGATCTCGTTGGCCAAAGATCCTGATCAAATTCAATTGATGTTGGCCTTTGACAATGACGACGAAGTAGGAACCAAACACTTTGAACAAGTGGTACAACCTTGGTTGGATGACAACCAAGTGAACTACACTGCAATGAGTTTTGAACCCTTGGGCTATATTAGACTCAATGAGTATGTGAACGAACTGGCCAGAAACAGTGATGCTCGCTGGTTGGTTTTCTGGAACGACGATGCTGTGATGAAAACACAGGATTGGGACGCTGAAATTATGAAATGGGATGGTCAGTTCAAACTGCTGGCCTTCCGCACTCATAACCTTCATCCTTACAGCATCTTCCCAATTGTACCACGCAAGTGGTTGGATCTGTTGGGCTACTTGAGCCCACATCAAATTTCTGATGCTTGGCTAAGCCAACAAGCATATATGTTAGATATCATGGAACGAATTCCTGTTGAGGTTTTGCATGATCGACACGACCTAACTGGCAACAACAAAGATGAAACATTCTTGAATCGTCCCATGTTGGAAGGCAATCCCATGGACCCAGACGATTTCCACAGCATACACCAAACAGACATTCGTCAAAAGGACTGTGCAAAAATTGCCAATTACCTGCAAAAAGAACACAATCTTGACATGACGTTTTTTGCCAACATTTTTACTGGCACACAAGATCCTTGGGAAAAACTCAAGCTCAATGATGTAAACAAGCAAATGGTTCAGTTTGCTCATCCTGCGGTTAAAAATTATGTCACAAAGTAATATAGAAGATAAAATCCGTCGATACTGGAACACACAGCCATGCAATATCAAACATGGCCAAAGTGACATCGGAACACCCGAGTTCTTTCGTGAAGTAAGCGAACGCAGATATCGTGTGGAACCACACATTCCTGAGTTTGCGGGGTTTCACTTGTGGGCCGGCAAGCGTGTGTTAGAAATTGGCTGCGGCATTGGATCAGACGCTGAAGAGTTTGCCAAGGCCGGTGCTGAATATGTGGGCATTGACCTAAGTGAACAAAGCATCGCACTCAGTCAAAATCGGTTCAAAGTGCTTGAACTAGAAGGAGAGTTTCATGTCAAAGACGCCAGTAAGAGTTTTAGTGATCTTGGTCAGTTTGATCTTGTGTACAGTTACGGAGTGATCCATCACTTTCCAGGTATTGATACCATAATTGAAAATGTCAAAGAAGTACTGGTACCCGGCGGTGAGTTTCGCTTTATGGTATATGCCAAAAACTCCTGGAAGTATGCCATGATCCAAAAGGGCCTGGATCAATTTGAAGCACAAGCCGGATGCCCTTATGCACAGGCCTTCTCAAAAGATGAAATATATCGCCTGTTGAGCAATAGTTGGCACATTGAGAGGTTGCGTCAAGACCACTGTTTCATGTACAATGTAGATGCATACAAACAAGGACGCTACGAATTAGAGCCTTGGTTTGAAGTCATGTCGGATTCCCATAGACAGGCTGTGAGAGAATACTTGGGTTGGCATCTACTGGTCAAAGCAACAAAACTATGAAATTAAAAGTCAGTGAACTATTTTACTCTGCTCAGGGCGAAGGACGATTTGTTGGAGTTCCTTCTGTGTTCTTACGAACCTTCGGCTGCAACTTTACATGCGCGGGATTTGGCTGCGCTCCCGGCCATAAGAGCACTGAGGCGGATGAGGTAGCCAAATCCATCCATCTCTACAAAACTTTTGAAGATCTTCCTCTTGTTAACACAGGATGCGACTCGTATGCCAGTTGGCACCCTGCATTCAAGGACCTAAGTCACACACTTGCACACGATGAACTGATTGCAAAGATGCTGGCACTCACTCCCAACCATCGTTGGCAACAGGACAACGGCAATGATGTGCATCTTGTAATCACAGGTGGTGAACCGTTACTAGGTTGGCAGCGTGGTTATGAAGAACTGCTGAGTCAAGACGCTATGAGTGATTTGAAGAACATCACATTTGAAACCAATGGTACTCAAACGCTACAACCCAAGTTCAAGGACTTCTTGAACTATTGGCTGCAAGGACACAATGAAATTACTTTTTCAGTAAGTCCCAAACTGTCAGCATCAGGCGAATTGTGGTTGGATGCCATCAAACCCAAAATTATTGCAGAATATCAAGATCACGGAACTGTATATCTAAAGTTTGTTGTTGATAGTGAAGCACACTTTGAAGAAGTTGATCGTGCTGTGGCTGCATATCGTGAAGCAGGATTCCGTGGTGTTACTTACGTGATGCCACAAGGTGGTGTGGTTACTCCATACGAACGCAATCGAGTAAATGTGGCAGACTGGGCACTGGCTCGTGGTTACAACTATAGTCCAAGATTGCATGTGGATCTTTGGGGCAATGGCTGGGGGAAATAAATGTTTGATTGGCTGAAGAAAAAACCCCAAAAGGTCGCAAAGCGTGATTCAGTTGACGATTTAGTTGACAGCATTAAAGCAGCCGGCACAGTTGTCAAGGGCCGAGCGGTTGAAGAACCACCCAAGACTGAAAAGCAGATTGCTACAGAAAAGGGCGAACCTTGGGTACAGGTATTGCGTATAGATGTAGACCCCAACAACTTGCATCAGGGTGCATTTGAACTGGATTGGAATGAAATTTTTGTGGCCCGCTTGATCAAAGCAGGATACATGATGAAGCCAACAGACACTGACGGAGAGATTGTGGATCGTTGGTTTCAAAATGTTTGCCGTCATGTTGTGATGGAAACATGGGAACAAGAACAAGCAATTAAAAACTCTGGCATGTATGTGCAAAAGCGTGACCTTGGTGACGGCCGGAGTGAGATAGGCTAATGGAACCAATCAAGCCGCCTAAAACTTTGAAGTTTTATCATTTGATGAAAATGGCCACAAAAACTGGGTTGAATATCAACGCCGTGGGCACCGCAGCATCAGGCAGTTATATTGGCACAGGTGTGTACATGACCTTGCAAGAGGCCGAACACAATAGAACTTTAGAAACGCTCAAAGATACCGAAAGCGGCACGAACTCCTATCACATCTTTGAACTAGAATTTCCCAACCCAACATACAAAGAATGATATTCAATCACATCAAACAACTCAAATCTGAAGGCAAACGAATTGGCATCACTTTCTCAACCTTTGATATGCTCCACGCGGGCCACATTGCTATGCTTTCGGAAGCCAAGAATCACTGTGACTACCTCATCGCCGGGCTCCAAACAGACCCAACTATCGATAGGCCTGAGACTAAGAATCGTCCGATACAAAGTGTTGTGGAGCGACAGATACAGCTTTCTGCATGCCGTTATGTTGATGAAGTTGTTGTGTACCAAACCGAACAAGATCTCTGTGACCTTCTGTTAATATTGCCGTTAGATGTTCGTATTCTAGGCATTGAATATGCTGAAAAAGATTTTACTGGTCGTGAGGAGTGTTACGATCGTGGCATTGAGATTGTGTTCAACAGAAGAGATCATTCGTTCTCAAGCTCAAGTCTCCGCAAACGTGTGGTGGCTGCTGAAACAGAAAAAGTATTGCTACAGCGATGATCACAGTAGAGTTCGACTGCGACTTTCGAAAAGTAGCTGAACTATGCCAACGTCATATTGGACCACGCAAGTTCTATCTGCATAATAGAATTGGCGGTGACGATTGGGAAGTTACCCCAAACTACCAGTTTTTTGGTAATGGCCGTGGAGTCTGTACACAAGCAAAAATCAAAGATCCCAAGATGGCAACATTTCTAAAATTAAAATTAACATGATATTGTATGTAAACGGATGCAGCCACACAGCGGCCGCCGAAGCAGTGGTGCCAGATGTATTTGCTGTAGATGATGGTAGATATGGTATTGACCGTAGACCACATCCAATCAATTTGGAAGCCAGTTGGGGCAGGCATTTGAGCAAAATGCTGCATGCTGAGTTTTATTGCGATGCCGAAACAGCAGCCAGCAATGATCGCATACTGCGAACCACTACAGACTGGATTCAGAACAACTATGATCGTTTGTATAACACTGTGATGGTGATACAATGGACCACCTGGGAACGAGAGGAATGGCTGTACGAAGGCAAGTATTACCAAGTGAATGCCAGTGGCACAGACATGGTTCCTCCGGAACTGGAAGCAAGATATCGCCAATACATAGTAGACGTTGATTGGACTCAAAAAACGCAAGAATGGCACAATAAAATTTGGCACTTACACTGCCGCCTAAAAGACCTAAATGTACGACATTTGTTCTTCAACGGAAACAGTACGTTTGCCGACCAACCAAATCAGAGAGATTGGCAACACCATTACATTGATCCATATTCACAAAATTACAGTTGGGCCGCTATACTAAAAAACAACGGATTCGAGCATGTGAATCCCAAAAGTTACCATTTTGGAGCCGATGGCCATAGATTTTGGTCTGAATATGTGTTACACTACATGAAACAACACAAACTTCTGGACCGCTTTGATGAAATATCTACTGATTGACACTGCCAACATGTTCTTCCGCGCCCGCCATTCGGCACACAGGGCCAGTGACACATGGACCAAATTAGGCTTTGCACTACATCTAACCATGATGAGCGCCAACAAGGTAGCGCGGCGTTTTGGCGTAGATCACGTGGTTTTCGCACTAGAAGGTCGTAGCTGGCGCAAAGATTACTACAAGCCCTACAAAGCCAATCGCACTGTAGCACGCCAGGCCATGAGCGAAACTGAAGCAGAAGAGGACAAGTTGTTTTGGGAGACCTATGATGAACTGACTAAATACTTGTCCGAGAAAACAAATTGTAGCGTACTCCGTTGCCCAACAGCAGAAGCAGACGATATCATTGCCCGCTGGATTGCACTACATCCCCAAGATGAACATATTATTGTCAGCAGTGACTCAGACTTCGTTCAGTTGGTTGCACCAAATGTGCAACTTTACAACGGCATAAACGATCACCTGTTCAGTGTTGACGGCGTAACTGATGCCAAAGGCAACAAATTGAGTTTTTCAATCGAAAGCAATTCCAAGATTAAAGTTGGCAAGGCCGATAAGGATTTTGTGACTCCACCTGACTATCAGAAGTGGGTGTTGTTCTTGAAGTGCATGCGTGGCGATCCCGGTGACAATGTGTTTTCTGCTTATCCAGGTGTGCGTGTGAAAGGCACCAAGAATCAAGTGGGTCTTACAGAAGCATTTGAGGATCGTGACAAAAAAGGCTACTCTTGGAACAATCTCATGTTGCAACGTTGGATGGACCATGAACAAGTTGAACACAAGGTGCTAGAAGACTATGAACGCAACTGTGAACTGATTGACCTCACCGCACAACCGCAGGCTGTAAAAGATGTTGTAGATGCTGTGATATGTGAACAAATCAGCCACAAAGACACAGGCATGGTGGGCGCACACTTTCTCAAATTCTGTGGCAAATATGAACTCACCAAACTCAGTGATCAAGCCGAAACAGTTGGTCGCTGGCTTAATCAAACCTATCAAGGAGTATTAATATGATAGTAGCAAAACCCGTGATTGACAATCAATATTGGATACTCAAACAAAACAATCAAAAGATTGGCAACATTGAAGCCAGTGCAGATGGCTATGTTGTAAAAATACAAAATCAAATATCCAATTATAAAACCATGCCCATGGTTAGAGAAGTGATTGACATCACGTTTGAACCTTCTGAAACCACAACACAACCACCCAATGATTCAGTTCATGGGTACGAAACTGGATGCAAGACATACAATGGACTGTGGAATGTGCGACTGAAACTGCCACTGTTTACCAAAGAAGAAAAATCCAAGTCATGGTTTGCAGCCGGTTGGTATGCAGTAAAACAACATCGTTCATGGAAAGTAGTGCGTAATCCTAAATTAATTGCACTAGAGCGTTACAAGTATCAAGGACCATTTTACACAAAGGAGCAAGCAAATGAATCCATTTAAAGACCACCAAATGTTTATGTTGGCATCAGGCCAAACCACTGGCATTGAGAATATCGAACAGTACAAACTCTACCACACTCTCATCAAAGAGGAAGTGCAAGAGTTAGAAGATTCAACCACTAGAGAAGATGATGTTGATGCATTAGTTGACATCTTGGTTGTGACCATTGGTGCATTACATTCAATTGGTGTGGATGTGGAAGGGGCATGGAATGAAGTACATCGCAGTAACATGGCCAAGGTTGATCCAACCACTGGTGCTGTGTCGCGTAGAGAAGATGGCAAAATACTCAAGCCTGAAGGTTGGCAACCGCCTAACTTGAAACAGTACCTTAGATGAGTTTACACATCAATCGGTTCATTGATGCCATAAAGGCAGCAGAAAGCCGTGGACAAAAAGACCTCATCATGCCCATGCGCGATGCCAAAGACTTGCACGGCGATATAACCAAATTGTTATTGGCATTAGAGCAATCACGTCAACAACAAGCCAGAGAAAATGAGCCAATTGAAGTGGTTTTGTCAGGTGGCAGTTTCAAATCTGCATAGTTATTGAGATAAATAAACACGGAGTTTATCTATGTCAAGACCCAAGCCACAGGTGTTAATTGAAATCACCAACAAACAAACTTACAAGACCGAGCAAGTGTTGGCCTCGGAAGGCGTGTGGGCAGTTTTTTATGACAATAAACCAATCAATCTAAAAACTTCAAACATGCTCACACAATATCCTGGCCCCAAGTATAAAAAGGTCAGTTTTTCAAATCCTGGCCATGCCAAGAACTTGGCTCGCAAACTCAACACACAGTTTCAAACCACAAAGTTTTCAGTGGTGCTATTAAAGTCTGGGGATACAGTGTACCCCAATGCTAACTAAACAACAAATTACCGAACGAATACTCGAAGGTCTTCCAGAAGATGACCGTCCCACCTACGACGAGGCCTGCAAGTCATGGTGGATGAATTTTAGGTCAGGCGGTGGCATGCGATTGACCAATGCCGGCTTCATGGCTTTGAGCACTTGGGAATTTGAAACTTATGCATTTGATGCACCACCTAACTTGGTTGCCAAACCTAGCCATTTGTTGACCTTGGACAAAAAATTAGATTGCCCTTACTACATCAAAATTGGCAAACAGCCACAGATTATTTTGTTTGGTAGCAAGCAGGCAGTGATGTTGGCCATGTACAACGACCTGGAAAAGTTTTTAAACTATCTTGTTCGCACATGATTGTGCCTGATGGACAAAGTTTGATCGTATCCATTTAGGATAAGCATCAAGAACAAATGTTTGTTGGCGTTGCAATCTTTCTTGATATGGCTTGAGATCAATATTGCCCAATATCAAATCTTGATTAAGTTCTAATGCAGCCTCCGCTCGTTGCTCATTTGGCAACCAATCATACGAAGTGTCCACAAGATCTTCAAACATGTCAAACCCCAACTCTCGACAACCTTGCACTACTCCTGGATGACCAATCACAATTGGTATCTGCCCGGCAATCATTGCCAGTAAAGTTTTTTCACTGATCACTCCGGGCCTGTCATCATACTGAGTTTCAGTAACAATGTTCACAGCACACCTAGCATACAACGGTGCCAGGCGCACAAAGTTCTCATCATTTTCAGTGCCACGATATGAAGAATAGTCCCATTGATCAAGCAGTATTTCGTCGCCATAACTCAAAATGCCATTTGGCCAATGTCGTAACACATTTGCTACTCGCTGTCTGTGTTGACATTTTCTACCATTCAAACACTGCCAGGCCAGCGATCTAGGTTGTTCAAAATATGGTCGCCATTCTGCTTGGCGTGGTGCAATAGATTCACAAGTGTAGAGATTGTGATTGTTGTATTCTATCAATTGGATTGCACCATGATAACACTGTTCTAACCCATGACTCATGTGTGCAACTATAATTTGATTGCAATTTTTTCCATACTTTTCCTCAACCGTTAAAAGTTCTTTGACTGGTTGCCCTATGGAAACAAAATCTTGAAAGTGCAACACCAGCAAGGTTTTAGGTCCAAAAGTCACGTCTGGCAACTTCAATGGCCAACCGGTATTGCTATCATAAGGCGGCTGAAAACAATTGTAAACCATGATAGAGTCAACTCCCAGCGATTCGAAAGTGTGAGCCATCAATTGATCATATGTCATTGGGTATTTACTAAGTAGAATTATGTACTGGAATAATCCTCTAATTGAAGTCTTTTGGCCTGGCAATGTTGATCCTGTCAAGCAAAGCCTACATCAAGGCGCACATTGTTTGTTTTGGAATCCTTGCTCAGAATTTCAAAACTTGCCTACCAATCAGCGACTTGGTGATTTATGTCGCTGGGCTATGGAATGGCTCACACATGATGGAATAGATGGATTTGCAGCCGATCCACGCAATCACTATGACATTGCTAACTTGGTCAAATTGAATCTTTGGATACATGATATTCGAGCACAAGGCATTGTAAAACCTTGGTTGCTGTTAGACACTGATGGCATCTTGGTACCTGGCACCGGTGATAGTAGATTGCGATGTTTAGAGCGTATACCAGAAATTAAAACGGTTCCTGCGTTCATAAGCACTCATATTGGTAGAGCCGGCCATTATGCTCATTTACAACCAGTTAATACACTGGAAGAATTTGCCATGTTGTGCCGAGCAAAGCCAGGTCAGTTGTTCTCGTTTAGACTTACAGATCCTACAGCACCATTTGGCATGTACTGGTACGAATACAACAGTGATCAAACCAGATGGGTTACACCCAGTGAATCAGATTGTGTACAAGCATTTGTGGCCTATGCTCGAGCACACACAGAACTTGCCATCACTCCTGAGTGGTTTGATTGTGTAATTGACTGGAATCAATACCACAGTACTGTAAAAAAGTAGTGGATTGAATCTGTTTCCATTGTGCGGATCGATCAGCAGATGCAGGAACAGCCACTTCCAACCAAGGCAAACTGTCATTGCAGTGTCCTGCAAATCCTTGTTTAGGCAACAGCAATTCCTTGGACCATTTCTTTAAAAATCTTGTTTGCAACAATGGTTTACCCTGTCTCAATGACCAAGGCAAATTGAGAGCAAACTTGATCAGTTTCGGATGCATGAACGGCGAACGTGGTTCTATTCCGTGTGCCATGGTCATTGAGTCCACACCACGAGCATCCACGGCTGTGATCTGCACAAGATAATCCATCAACAGTGTGGCAGCACCTGCATGTCCTTGGGATGATGACACACACTGGTTCCAAAGAATTTGGCTGTCTGTGTCTTCAGGATCAAAACAACTGTATGGGCTGGCCGATGTTGTGGTATCAAACACCATGTTTTGATACACAGGATATCCACCAAACAGTTCATCAGCAGCCAGGCCGGTGAACAGTATGCGTTGACGGCAATGACGAGCAATGTGCCATTGGCCCACAAAACTCCAACTTTGTACAGGCATTTGAGAATGACGCACAATGTCAATCAACTCCTGTGCCCAAGTTTGTTCACTCATTGGCAATAGAGTGAGCCGTTGTTGTTGCAATTCATTTAGAAATTCCGCCACTCGGTTACTCACAGTATCTTTGCCTTCACATACTGTGGTATACAAGCCTTGAGCGAACGGCATGGCTGCAAGTATGATTCCACTGTCAACACCGCCACTGACGGTGATGCCTGCGGGTTCAGTGGGCCGCATGTCTGCCATTACTTTGTCAAATATCCAATCAAATTCTTCTTGCGCTTCTGCTTGACTGATAGACTGGTCGTTATTTGTCCAATCAAACATGCTGTCTATTTTAAAAGTAGTTCCTGACTCTGTGTACAGTTGACCTGGTGTGATTCGTTCAATGCCTTCATAAGGTGTGTGGCGTATGACAGGCCAGTGTTTTTGAGTCCAAGACAGAGTGCGAATTTTGGGTTGCACATAGCACAAGATGGCCGACACTTCACTGCTCACAATCAAAATGTTATCATCTTGATATCGATACAGACAGCGTTCACCTTGTGGATCTGTGGCAAATCTCACTGACTCAAAGTTGGTGTAGATCCAAGCCCAAGGTCCTTCAAAGTAAGGAAATTTTTTGTAGTTTTGTTCTCGCACTGTGCGATAAACCAATTCGGTGTCTGTGCTATATTTGCCAAACCAACGATAATTGTATACTTCACCGTTGTAGGCCAGGAAGTCAGAGCGTGGGCGATGATAAAACTCATCCTCTCCTGTGATGTGTAGCACAGTTTGCGCTATGAAAATGTTGTTGTGGTGTTGATAGTGTGTGAAATCTGGCCCACGAGCATGTATCTTTTGCACTGCCTGTAGGTGTAGATCAAGGCCAAGAGGCCGCTGACTTTGCACAAACAAAACACCACACATTATTTTATTTTTTCAATTACTTGGGGCCACCACTGAGCAAAATCACTGGGCCAATTGGCTTGCATTTGTGCCAGCAAGTTTTGATTGTGACGGGCGGCCTTTTGACAGCGATGACTCAGTTGGTCCCATGGCATGGTTCGGAACAGTTCAACAGCATCATGCCCTTCGCGTACAAAATCTACCATCTTGTCCCCAAACTCACCATTGTCTTTTTCCAATGCGTAATCATAATTGTGCGCAATCAAATCATCCATGACATCAAACCCCATTTGACGAAGATACGCCACGGTGAGACGTCCACCATAAACGATCCATGGCACCGGAGTGACCAAGGCTCTAAATAATTTTTCACTGAGTGCTATCACAGTATCACCAGAATAGGTCTCCACAACCATGTTCATCCACACATGTGAATGCAGTTGTTCAAGCGTTTTGCTGTGATTGCGATAAGGCATGCGTTGGGTCATGTGTGCAAGTGCAGGCGCATACAGATTTTTTAACTGATCGGGCACAAATTCAAATTCATTCTTGAAATTTTGTTGCAAAACTTCAGGGCTGTCGTTGCTGCTCTGCCAGTGCCAGCAGTTGAAATTAACATAGTCCCGTTCCAGGTCAAACACACGTGAGTTTGGATACAAGGTTCTTGTGACCAGTTCTAAAAACAATCGCAGGCGTTTGTTGTCCAATCTGTTAACAGCAAAACTAAATCTGCGTTCAGGGCTCCAGTCAACAATTGCGGGTTTGTAATTGTAGATTCCAAAATATGAATGTGGTAACTGTAGCACCTGGTATTGTGTGGGCGAGTTAACATGATTGTCTGTTATGACCACTGTTTTTGAATCAAACATCTGTGCCATTGGCAGTATACGATCCATTGGTCCACATGTGGCAAAGTCATCTGCCAAACACACCACCACTGTTTGATCTCCACGGCGCCAGACTTTTCTACTGTCATTTGCAGGTGAATAACCAAGACTGATTAATTGGCTGCGGAACAAATCCATCATGACATTTTCATGCCATATGCATTGTGTTTTAGTAAATGCTTCGCTGGTGTAAATGTCGTGATACAAGTCAACTGTCATGTATGTAATTAGCAACACGTTTGGTTGACCAGTAAATCTTGATCTGTTAAACTGTAATTACAGTAAGTAGTACCCACCAAGAAAGGAGCCCAAAATGGCAGAAGTCAAACTTTCCGGACTGTACAAAGTTAGTATTACCGAGTACGAGCGGGGCTGGGGACAGCGGGTAGACCCTAACGACATCAAGTTCTTTGATTGCTTGGAAGATGCAGAAAAGTATGCAAAGCATTGGGAAGAAGGCGGTAGCCCAGATTACTACTTCCGTGCTAGGATTGAAAAAGTAAACTAAAGTTTACACTTTTTGACCCAAAAAAGTAGTACTTTTGTAGTACTACTTTTTGGTTGACCCGAAATGCTCAAAATGCTATAATACATGCATGATGAGAAAGAAACGCACTGATCGAAGCCACATTGTGTACTGTATCCAAATTGGATTTGAGTACTACATTGGTATTACCGCCAAAACCCAGCGCACAATCACGATGTCGCTCCGTAGCCGTGTGAACAAGCATATCTACCGTAGCCGCACTGAAGACAAGAGTTGGAACCTGTACGAAGCAATTCGTGCCGCTGGCGAAGGTGCTATCAACTACACCATCATCGACATTGTGCGCGGCAAAACTGCGGCACACAAGTTAGAGCGTGAGTTAATACAAAAGTATGCACCTGCGTTGAACACCGATGTGCGTGTGAAATCGGTTGCTCAATAAATCCCAATTTGTTATAATACACACATAGACAACAAAGGAGCCCCAAATGACTAACTGGACTGACCCTATCATACATTGGAATCAACTGCCCGGCACCGAAGTCCGGCGACTGCTGGCCACTTGGGGCATGGACGAAAAAGCCATAGCCCGCTATGATGCCAAGCACGGTTATGCACACCAGCCTTTGAAAGTGCCTGTACCTGCGCCTGCAAAGGCCGTGGCAGTCAAGCCTGCTGTGGCGGCAGTGCCAAAGGCTCCTGCAAAAAAGGCCGCACCTGCCCGGCCAGCCACTCGTCAAAAGCACACTGGTGCGGACGGTGAAGTGAAGTTTGTGCCACACCGCAATCTGTTTGTGGGCTTCTGGGGCGGCCGGGTTGTGGTGACCAAACGCACCGAAGCCGCATGCGTGGAGTTTTTGAAAGCCACCTACAAGGTTGAATGAACATGAGAAAGCCAGTGAAAGTCAATCGTTTTGTTGCTGTTCGTAATGCGGCAAAAGAGTACGGCAATCGTTTTCCGCTGTTGACAATGATTCACGGTTATGTGTATAATAACCGTTACTACTTTGCCATCCGAACCCGCAAATAACAAGGAGAGTAACATGCCCTGCATGAGTTATGATGATAAATGGCGCTCGTATGACGACGACAGCGCCAAAATTCGACTCTTAAAAGAGCAGGCCGACATGCTGGCTCGCATTGCTTGTAAAGCACTGCAAGAACTGGAAAACAATCAGATCGAAGACTTGTTGTTGCTCCGTGATGATGAAGTGCGTGAATGGTGGGCCGCGCACAAGGAAGCAGATCGCAAGGCTCGTGAAAAGGAAGAACGCAAACAAGAGCGACTTCTACTGCGGCGTGCGGCCCTGAGTAAACTGAATGAAGAAGAAAAGATTGCACTGGGTCTCAAAAAGTCCAAGGACAAAGACATTGAACAAGATGTCACACAAGATTTGTTGGCAGTGGCTGATAAGATTCTCAAACGCAAAGTAAAAAAGGAATGGCAAATATGAGTAAAGAAATTGAACTGGTACCCGGTGGCGGCCGTTATTATCGTGCCATGGCGTTTCATTGGATCACCGTGGCTGTGCTGATTGTGCCTGTGCTGGTGGCATTGGTATTGGCCATTGCTAATCCGCTGTGGTTCCGCAGTGCCATGTTTGACTGGGTTGAGCGTGGCGTGAATAAACTGAGCCAGTGGCGAAATTATCAAAAGTATCGCATCTACTTGGGCACCGATCCCAAGATGTGGCACACCTTGCGTGGAGATTTGAAATGAACAATAGAATGTTTGAACTATTGGCTCAAGCCCGCAATCAACCTGTTGATGTGGTCAAGGCTGCACCTTATGGATCAGCCATGCTTACCCCTGCACAATTGGCAACATACACCAAGTTGGTGGTGGAAGAATGTGCTAAAATAACCAAAGAACATTTTGGAGTTGCGGAATGAATGATTTTGAAGCATTCTTGGTATTCTATGTGATACAGCCTGCCCTGTTTGTGTTTGGTGTGGCTGTGTTTGTGTTTGGCGTTGCACAATATTTTTGGAGTTAGTGTGCCTAAGTTATACATGTTGGTGGGAGTGCCAGGATCAGGCAAAAGCACCTGGATCAAAAATCAAATCTGGGCCTTGGGCTTGCCAGTGGTCAGTACCGATCCCTGGGTGGAAGATTATGCCAAGAGAGAAGGCAAGACTTACAGTGAAGTGTTTGAAGAATACATGCCTATCGCTGTTCGCATGATGACCAACCATGCACTTGTGGCACAGGCCAATGGCCACGACATCATCTGGGATCAGACCAGTACCACTCGGGCCAGCCGTGCCAAAAAGTTTCGCATGTTGCCGGAATACTACGCCATTGCCGTGGTGTTCCCCACACCCGAGCCAGAGGAGTTGGCGCGACGATTGGCCAGTCGCCCGGGCAAAACAATCCCACCCGATGTTATTGCTCGCATGATTGAGGACTGGGAAGAGCCGGACTTGTCAGAAGGTTTCAAAGAAATTTGGAGAGTGTGATGAACGAACGAATTAAACAACTTGCTCTACAGGCTGAACTGCCATTACTTGATGTTGATGGCAATTGTAAGTACGGTGATACTTATTTTAGTAAGGAAAAGTTCGCCGAGTTGATTATCAAAGAAACACTACAGGTTGCCAGAGCAGG